GAAGAACGTGCTACAATAAAGAAAATGGCAAATGAACAGGATTGTGTATGAGCAAAATTAAAATAGCGGAACTGTTTTACAGTATCCAAGGTGAAGGACGTTACATGGGTGTCCCATCCGTTTTCTTACGAACATTTGGCTGTAACTTTAAGTGTGCTGGCTTTGGTATGCCACGTGGTGAAATGAGCCACGAAGCCACTGACATTGCGGCCACACATAAAATGATTACGCCGTTTACAAAATATGAAGACTTGCCGTTAGTCAGCACAGGCTGTGACAGCTATGCCAGTTGGCATCCAGACTTTAAAGAGTTGTCGCCTATGCTGACAAGCGAAGCAATCGCAGATCGTATTTGTGAAATTCTTCCGCAGGATCATTGGAAAGATGAACACTTGGTTATCACAGGTGGCGAGCCTTTGCTGGGTTGGCAACGTGCTTATCCAGATTTGATTAACAATACTAAGATGCGTGATTTGAAAGAGATCACATTTGAAACAAATGGTACTCAGAAACTTACACCAGAGTTTAAAGGCTTCTTGAAAAAGTGGAATAGTGTAGTAGGCAGAGAACTTACATTTAGTGTAAGTGCTAAACTTCCATGTAGCGGCGAAGTGTGGGAAGAAGCAATTCTACCAGAAGTAGTTTGTGAATATGAAGAAGTTGGCACAGCATATTTGAAGTTTGTCATTGCCACTGAACAAGACTTTGCTGATGCGGAACATGCTATTGAGGCATATCGTCAAGCAGGATTTAAAGGACACGTTTATCTAATGCCAGTAGGCGGAGTAGAAAGTGTCTACGCAATGAATAATAAAAATGTAGCAATATTGGCTATGAAAAACGGACTACGTTACAGTGACAGATTACAAGTACCGTTATTTAAAAATGAGTGGGGAACTTAATGTTTAAAAAATTATTTAAAAAGATTACAGGATTACAGGCTTTAGAAGATGCTAAAGTATTAGCCACTGCTGAAGTAGCGGTTGCTGAAAAACTTGCCGCACAAAAAATCAAAGAAGCAGTAGCGGCGCAAGATGCCTTAGATGAAGTTAAACGGACTCCAAAAGAACGTGCTACTATTAGAAAAGAAGCATGGGTTAACGTAATGGATACTAAGGTTAATAAGGATAATCCACGCAACGGATTTTTTGAACTTGACTGGAATGAATACTTTATTACTGAATTAAAAAAGAACGGCTACGGATTTGACGGAGACCCAGAAGAAGAAATTGTAGATCGTTGGTTTAGAGATATTGTTCGAAACATGTTATCCGATGAAGGCATGGACGCAAATCGGTCGGCAGGATTTATCAACGTTACTAGACTAGCAGATAACAAGGCACAAGTAGAATGAACATTTTAGAATCAAACGAATATATTGATCGTTATGATTTTAGCTCTCTGATTAATCAAGAGGACAACCGTCAGTTAATAACCATTGCTGAAGAAATTATTTCAGCAGGAAACTATTTTACTAATAGCCCAAAGTATCAAACTAAAGAAAATTTATTCTTTAGACAAGATCCTGTTATGCTTAAAATGCGCCAGAGTTTTATATACTCTTGCTTTATGTTTTTAGGAAAAGAAGTAAAAATTAAAAACTTAATGAGTTGGGTGTTTATGACTAACTCCGAAACTGTTGACGATAGAGAAATACTTTGGCACAATCACCATGTTAGTGACAACAATAATACTACCAATACAGTAAGTGGCCTTTGGTACGTACACATACCCCAAACATCAAATCCAGAACTAACAGGCACTGAATTTAGTATGAATTGGCCAAATCGTGATGCTGACTTTTACTTAAAACCAAAAGACTTGACTTGGATCGTATATCCAAGTAAACTATGGCATAGGCCCGGAATTACTGACTCAAAAGAATTCCGGTTTGTATTTGCGGCAGATATGGAATATTATACATGACTTATATTATAGTCGATACAGCTAACACATTCTTTCGTGCTAGACACGTAGTTCAAGGCAGTGCTGACATTAAGTTAGGCATGGCCTTTCACATTACACTTAACAGTATCAAAAAAGCATGGCATGACTTTGGCGGTACTCATGTGGTGTTCTGTCTCGAGGGCAGATCGTGGCGCAAAGATTTTTATACGCCTTACAAAGCTAACAGACAAGAAACTCGTGCGGCAATGACACAACGAGAACAAGATGAAGATAAATTGTTCTGGGAAGCATTTGATGAGTTTAAAAAGTTTGTTACAGAAAAAACTAACTGTACAGTATTACAGCACCCACGTTTAGAAGCAGACGATTTAATTGCTGGCTGGACACAAGCACATCCAGATGCAAAGCACGTTATTATCAGCACAGACGGCGACTTTGCACAATTGATTAAGCATAATGTAAGTCAGTATAACGGTGTAGGTGATTTACATATTACACACGAAGGCACATTTGATGCTAAAGGTAAACCTGTTAAAGACAAAAAGACAGGCGAGCCAAAAGCCGCACAGGATCCAGAATGGATGCTGTTTGAAAAATGTATGCGTGGCGATACTAGCGATAATGTGTTTTCAGCATATCCAGGTGTACGTACAAAAGGTAGTAAGAATAAAGTAGGGCTTACTGAAGCGTTTGAAGATCGTAAGAGCAAAGGATTCTCTTGGAACAATCTCATGTTGCAACGTTGGGTTGACCATAATGGACAAGAACACAGAGTGCTAGATGACTATCTGCGCAATGTACACTTGTGCGACTTAACAGCACAACCTGAAGATATTAAGCAATGTATTACGGAAACAATTGAAACTCATGCTACACCTAAAATGGTTGACCAAGTGGGTATTCGTATGCTTAAATTCTGCAACGCATGGGACATGAAAAAGATTGCTGACAACATACAAACGTATGCAGAGCCGTTCCAAGCAAAATATCCAACTACTAAAGCCGCACTAAATCTATTTGAGTGATAAAATGAGAAAAAAATGTGCAGTATGCTATAAGCCAATCCATTTAGATTGTGATTACAAACAGGGCCGATGTCCCCATCGTCCCAGTATAGTAGAAACAATAATCAACGATCCGTACAAGGCTCGATTTTTAAACTTATTCAATTTTTTTAAACGATTTAAAAGTAAATGACTGAAGAACTAATAGTTAACGGAAAATCTGTTTTTTTATTTGATAATATATTAGAAACATATCAAATTGAAGAATTAAATACCCTTACTTTTAATAGTAAGTATGCGCCGTTACACGGTACGAGTCTGTTTACGCCCGAGCAAGATGAAAGATTTGTATCGTACTTAACACCACAAATATTTAATTCATCGCCATTAGATCTACTTGTTAAAAAAATTGCAAATACGTTACAAAAAGATCTTGCAGTTAGCTCGTGCTATATCAATCATTACAGTCAAATGGCAAAAGTGGGACAGCACACTGACAGTGCGTTTGAAAATGCATTTACTATTCTAGTATTTGTTAATTACTTTTGGCAAAGCAACTGGGGTGGTGAAATTAAATTCTTTAACGAGGAATCACAGCATCATTATTGTTATGAGTTTATACCAGGTAGAGTTATTATATTTGACTCACGCATTGAACATGCAGTTATGCCATTAACTGCACACGCAAGGAAAGATAGATTTTCAATTGCAATTAAAGCAGTTTCCGGATCCAGCATCAACCCGGGTCAACAATATGTTTCTAAAATAAGATATGAACGAGGATAAAGAAATGACAGAGATACACGCAAAGCCAATCGTAGATGGCAAATTCTGGATCGTAGAAAAAGACGGTGAGAAGATTGCCACACTACATAAAAAAGAAAATAATAAGTTTGTACTATCTAGTACCAACGGTGAAGTTATGTTCAATAAGAAAGATGATCTTACCAAGCAATTTGGTAAGGAATTTTTTCTTACAAGTTCAAAAGTTAAAGTTACGGCTAGTATACTAAATGAATGCCACGGGTATCCAACTAGTAGCAGACCTTACAATGCCATATACAATGTACAAAAAAAACTACCCCTGTTTACTAAAAGTAACGCAAGTAAAAGTTTGTATTGTGCAGGATATTATGTAATTAAATTTGATAAAGGATGGGTTAAGAGCTTTTGTCCTAAATTAATTACCATTGAACGCTACCCAAGTAAGGGTCCATTTAAATCAGACTTAGAAATGAAAACGGTACTGTCAAATGCAAAATCAGATTAATTTAGCACCGTTAACTCAATTTATACAAAGTGTAAGGTCTGCCGAATTAAGTCAAGCAAAGGAAGTTAAAATGTCTATTCAACAGGCTAGACTACTGTGCTTGGCATTAAACGAATTGCAGGAAAAACTGTTACAAGACTACGAAACAATGTTTAATGCATTAAAGAGTAGTGTAGATACCGATGTTATTACAGTTTCAATGGATGGCGGTACGTTTAGCGACAAATAAGGATAAATATATGCGTAGTTAATTGGAGAGTTTTACGAGATGTCAAGACCAAAACCGCGCATACTTTTAGAGTATATTAGTAAGAAAACATATAAGGCAGAACAAATCCTAGAAGCGGAAGCTATTTGGGCTGTCTTCTATAAAAATGAGCCTTTCAACCTTAAGAGCTTTAATAGCCTTACGAGTTACCCTGGACCTAAATACAAAAAAGTATCTTTTAGTAATCCTGGTCACGCACACAATCTAGCTAAAAAATTAAATTTAACATTTGGTACTACTGATTTCCAAGTTGTTAAATTAACGTCCGGTACTATTGTAAAATGATAGATCGAGACACGTTAACCAAAATATTTCTCCAACAATGGGGAAAGAGTACAGATGATGCAAATCTAAGTATGTACTCTAGAACTTGGTGGCAATCAAATCGTGTCAATAAGCAAAATGCATTTAGACTAAGTGATAAAGGTTTTGAGTTCTTAACTAACGACTTAGAATTAAAAAGTTACGAAGTTCCATTTACAGAGTCTATTGAGCTTAGTCCACAAACAATTATCTTTTTAGAAAGATACATTGACTGCCCGTATTTTTTAACAACTGAAAGTATTACTGTATTTTCGGAAAAAAAGTCGTTTGAGCTGTATCTGTTCTCTGACGATATCCGAAAATTTGGACTCATTAAAGCTATGAATGAGCGCCAAAAAGAACTAGACTCCTAACAGTCTGCTTGACAGAGTTGCTGTATTGCGCTATAATACATACATAGCGAAACAACTTTAACCCGCAACTTTAAGGAAATGTAAAATGGCAGAAATTAACAGCCGCACAGTTGGCCCAAAAAATGCTAAAAAGTCTCTACGTAAGGCTTTTAAAAGCAAGCGTCCAATCTTTCTCTGGGGTCCTCCCGGAATTGGCAAATCAGATATTATCAAACAGCTCGGTACTGAGCTTGAAGCTTACGTAATTGATGTACGTTTGAGCCTGTGGGAACCCACTGATATTAAAGGTATTCCGTATTTTGATTCTAACGATGGCACTATGCGTTGGGCTCCCCCGTCAGAACTGCCTAGCAAAGCATTTGCGGCACAACATAAGCAAGTTATTTTATTCTTGGACGAAATGAACTCTGCGGCTCCTAGTGTACAGGCCGCGGCTTATCAATTGGTTTTGAACCGCCGTGTTGGTGCATACGAGTTGCCAGACAATGTTGTAATTGTTGCGGCTGGTAACCGTGAAACTGACAAAGGTGTTACTTATCGTATGCCTGCTCCGTTGGCTAACCGATTTGTTCACTTAGAGATGACTGTTGAGTGGGAAGACTGGCAGGATTGGGCAGTTGAAAACAAAGTGCATAAAGACGTTGTGGGCTTTTTGACTTTTAGCAAGAAAGACTTATACGACTTTGATCCAAAGTCAGGTTCACGTGCTTTTGCCACTCCACGTAGCTGGTCCTTTGTTAGCGAATTACTTATTGATGATGACTGTGATGCAGATACATTAACTGATCTAACTTGCGGCTCTGTAGGCGAAGGTCTTGCTGTTAAGTTTATGGCGCACCGTAAACACTCTAGCAAAATGCCTAACCCAACAGACATTTTGTTAGGTAAAGTTAAAGAGATGAAATCTAAAGAA